ACGGTTGCTGATCTGGAAGGCGGCATCATTCTGTACACGCAAACCAATGCCAACAACCTTCAGCTTCCGCTGGTGGCTGGCGTGGGCGGCGTTGATGCAGAAATCAGCAGCGCTAAAGTTGGCAGCACTTTTGACTTTGTTGTCATGTCCACCAGCACTGGTGTAGCCACGCTGACTGTCAATACCGGCTGGACTTTGGTTGGCTCTGGCCTGACCACTGCGTCTGGCTTCGGTGCTATTTTCCGCGCCCGTAAAACCGGCGACGGCACTTACACCTGCTATCGTATTGCTTAAACCTAACGGGGGCTTCGGCCCCTGTTTCTAAAGGAAAATCATGGCTACGAATACAAAACCTATTGGTGTTGCTTACGAAGACCCGTACCTAGACGGTGCGGTCATTAACAACTCGACTATTACTGGTACGGTAACGTCTACTGCGGTGTCTAACATTGCCGTAACAAATGCCACCACCGGAAGTAGCAATGCTGCTGCATCTACCACTACGCTTACCCTCACGGGTGCTGGCGCGGTGGGCTGGGCAAGCAAATCAGACTTGGAAGCAAATGTCGCGTTGGGCGCATACGCTAACGGTCTGTATGGCTACCTAGAATTCGGCGCAAGTGGCCGAGTTACTGGTTTGGCTTCTGGTACTGTCGGCGAAGTTGTTTTGTCTGCTGGTTGCACACAAGGAACCTACGCCGCGATTGAAGCTGAAGTCGGTATGCCTAGCGGCGCTGTGACTGGCACGAACACATCGTTCCTCTACTTGAGTTCTTATGGCGCTGACAAAGCAACATTCGACACAAGCGGCACTTTGTTCAATCTGGCTGGTGTGACTAAGGGTTCGGGTAATCTCCTGCAAGACACAACATCCGGTGCAACAATCCGTCCAGTTCAAGCGCTTAAAGTCGTTACGCCTGATGGCATCCGCTATCTGCCGTTGTACGTCACTGCTGCCATTGCTGCTTAAAGATGATCACCCGTGAAGTGATCATGGATCGGGTGCAAAGTCTGCAAAAACAAGCCGAGCGTTTGCGTTCCGATTTGGATGCAACGCTCGGTGCGTTACAAGACTGCGGGTACTGGCTTGAGCAATTGAAACAGGAAAACACTGATGGCAATGATCTATCTGCTTCATCCAATCCACGGGGCTAAAGTTGCCACGATGGAACTTGAGGCCGTGTTTGATGAAACAAACGGCTGGACACGCTACAATCCGGACATGCCTTCAGAACCTGAAGAAGCAGTCAACGCGCTAGAAGTTAAGCGCAAATACACACGCAAGGCTGTAGCCGAAGGAGTCTGACATGGCAGTTTACACGGCTGGCGATCAAATCAATCGGGCGCTTCGTCTGATTGGCGTGTTGGCCGAAGGTGAAACAACCTCTGCGTCGGTGTCGCAAGACAGTCTGATGGCGATGAATCAGATGATTGATTCGTGGAACACTGAGCGTCTTTCGGTGTTTAGCACTCAAGATCAAATCTTTACTTGGCCCGCAGGGCAAATTACGCGCACGCTTGGCCCATCGGGCGACTTTATCGGCCTGCGCCCCGTGCTGTTGGATGAGGCGACTTACTTTCGTGACCCTGGCACCAACGTGTCGTTCGGCATCAAGTTCATCAACCAGCAGCAGTACAACGGCATTGCCGTTAAAACCGTAACGTCAACGTACCCACAAGTCATTTTTGTAAACATGACTTACCCAGACGTTACGATGTCCATCTACCCGCGCCCCACCCGCGACTTGGAATGGCATTTTGTGTCCGTCCAAGAACTAAGCAACCCTGCCACACTGGCAACTGATCTGTTCTTCCCGCCAGGCTACCTGCGGGCGTTTACCTACAACTTGGCAATGGAGATTGCGCCTGAGTTTGGTGTTGAGCCAAGCCCCCAAGTGCAGCGCATTGCCATGACCAGCAAGCGCAACTTGAAGCGCATCAACAATCCTGATGATGTGATGTCTATGCCGTACGCTATTGTCGCCACTCGTCAACGCTTTAACATTTACGCAGGAAACTACTAACATGGCTACCATTGCAATTACATCTCTCCCCGCCGCCACGGCGTCAGCTACAACTGATGTTTTGCCTATGGTGCAGGGTGGCACAACAAAACAAATCACTAATGCGCTGCTGTTTACCAACGCAACGCTGGTAACGCCCGCGCTTGGCACGCCAATTTCTGGGACATTGACCAATTGCACGGGCTTGCCGATTGCAACTGGCGTAAGCAACTTGGGCACCAACGTGGCTACTTTCTTGGCAACACCAAGCAGCGCCAATTTGCGAACCGCCTTGACTGACGAAACAGGTACAGGTTCTGCTGTCTTTGCAACAACGCCAACGCTAGTGACTCCAATTCTTGGCACGCCGACTTCTGGGGTGCTAACTTCATGCACTGGGTTGCCGCTTACGACTGGCGTGACTGGTGCTTTACCCGTTGCAAATGGTGGCACTGGCGCATCAGGAACAGTGCAGGCTTTAAGTGGCCCTGGCGCGGTAAATATCACAAGTCTTGCTACTGCATTTACGTCAACTGCTGCGGGTAATGCGCTGACACTTGCAGATGGCGCACAAGGACAGATCAAGACAGTTATTTATGTTGCAGAAGCCGCTGGTGGCGATACTGGTGTTTTAACTCCGACCAACCTTGGCAGCGCAACCACAATCACATTTAATGCCATTGGTGATTCGGTGACTCTCCAGTTTGCTGGTACGGACTGGTGGGTCGTTGGATTCCGTGGTGCGGCAGTCGCTTAATGAAAACGCCGATCTTAGGCTCAAGCTATGTAGCCCGCAGCGTCAACGCTGCGGACAGCCGCATGGTCAACTTGTTTCCCGAAGTTGTGCCCGAGGGCGGCAAAGAGCCAGCGTTCTTAAACCGTGCGCCTGGCTTGCGCTTTTTAGCCACTATCGGCTCTGGGCCGGTTCGCGGTGTGTGGTCGTTTTCGTCCCTTAGCACCACGGCGTTTGTTGTGTCCGGCACTCAGCTTTATAAGATCGACCAAGCCTACACAACCACGCTGATCGGCAACGTCAGCGGCACTGGGCCAGTTAGCATGGCTGACAACGGCACGCAATTGTTTATCGCGTGTAACGGCCCTAGTTTCATTTACAACAACACCACCAACGCTTTCGCGCAAATCACGGACGGCGACTTTCCAGGCGCGGTAACGGTAAGTTACCTTGACGGCTACTTTGTGTTCAATGAGCCAAACAGCCAACGCGTCTGGGTAACTCAGTTGCTTGACGGTCTGTCAATTGACCCGCTGGACTTTGCCAGCGCTGAAGGTGCCCCAGACGGTTTGGTGGCCTTGATTGTTGACCACCGCGAGGCTTGGTTGTTCGGCACCAACTCGGTCGAGGTCTGGTATGACGCGGGCAACGCGGACTTCCCACTATCGCGCATCCAAGGCGCTTACAACGAGATTGGCTGCATAGCCCCTTACTCTGTCGCCAAACTTGACAACGGCCTGTTCTGGCTGGGCGCTGACGCCCGTGGGCAGGGCATTGTCTATCGGGCCAACGGCTACACGGGCGTTCGCGTGTCCACGCACGCCGTCGAGTGGCAAATTCAGCAGTACACCGATATGTCAGACGCGATTGCGTACACATACCAGCAGGACGGCCACGCCTTCTATGTGCTGATCTTTCCTTCGGCTAACACGACTTGGGTTTACGATGTGGCCGCTGGCGTGTGGCATGAGCGTGCGGGCTTTGCCGACGGCTCGTTTACCCGCCATCGCAGCAACTGCCAGATGGCGTTCAACAACGAGATTGTTGTGGGCGACTTTGAAAACGGCAACATCTATGCCTTTGACCTTGATGTGTACGCCGACAACGGCCAGATTCAGAAGTGGCTGCGGTCGTGGCGGGCGCTGCCCACCGGCCAGAACAACCTCAAGCGCACGGCGCAACACTCGCTGCAACTTGATTGCGAGACAGGCGTTGGTTTAAATTTGTACCCTGCGTATGACAGTGAAAATATTGACACTGAAGCGGGGCTAAATCTTGTCGCTGAATATGTGCAAACGTTTTTAGCCACGCAATCAGGCGACATTCTGACCACCGAGGCGGGCGACAATTTTCAACCACTTGGGCAATACGAACTGTCAGATGAAGACATTAGCGGTTACGAGTTGGTAACCAATTCTTATCCTGCGGCACCAGGCTATAACCCTCAAGTCATGCTGCGCTGGTCAGATGATGGCGGTCACACATGGTCAAATGAACATTGGTCATCAGTTGGCAAAATTGGCGCGTACGGTCATCGAACCTTTTGGCGTAGGCTGGGCATGACTTTGAAGCTGCGGGATAGGGTTTATGAAATCTCTGCCACTGATCCGGTCAAGACCGCGATTATGGGCGCGGAACTTTTGCTGTCGCCAACCAATGCCTAATCCGTTAAACCAAACAAACATTATTGCGCCTCGGGTGCCGCTTATCGACGAGCGCACCGGACTGATCTCGCGTGAATGGTACAGGTTCTTGCTAAACCTGTTTGTGCTGACTGGCTCGGGCCGCAACGACACTTCGCTGCTAGATTTGCAAGTCGGCCCACCCGCGCAAGAATCGCAAATCGTTGAATTGCAAAAGCAGATTGAGGCGTTGACCACTACGCCGCCGTTGCTTAACAGCAATACGCTAAACACCAACTACCTTGACTTTGAAGTTGACGCGCCGCACACCAATCAAATGGGTCGCATGGGTTGGAATTCGACCGATCAAACGCTTGACCTTGGCATGGAATATGACGTGGTGCAACAGGTCGGGCTAGAAACTTACGCCCGCGTAGCTAACTTTACTGGCGTTACCATCCCCAATGGCACCGTAGTGGGCTTTACAGGGGCTATACCTGACAGCGCACTGTCAGTGGCACCCTACCTAGCTAATGGCGCAACAAACACGCTGTACGTTGTTGGCGTGATGACGCACGACCTTCCCGACACGGGGCAAAAAGGCTATTGCACTGTCTGGGGCTTTGTGCGTGATGTTGACACTAGCGGGTTTACCCTTGGTGACATCTTGTACGCCAGCCCAACAGTGGCGGGTGGTCTTACCAACGTCAAGCCAACCGCGCCGAATAACGTGGTGCCAATTGCTGCCGTGCTACAAGTCGGCACTACCAACGGCGTCTC